ACTAAAGGAATCTTGCCAAAAGCAGAGGCAACCAAACTTGCGGAAGTTGCTACACCTTCTAATGCATCTATCAGTCCAGCAAAAGAAGCAGAATTTGATATTGATAATTTAGAAAAATCTGTTAAAGTTTTAGAAGCAGTTTCAATTGCAGATGCTAGTTTTCCAGCTCCCTCTGCAGCTTCTTTTACAGTATCTGGCATTTAAATATCTTCCCTGATCAGTTTATTTAAATTAATAGACTTTAAAGCCGAATCAGAATCTTCTGTTATTCTGCTTGATTCCCTTATTTTTTTAATTGCATCAATCAAAGGATTATTTTTAAAGTCATTTCTTTTTGCTTCTTCAATAAACTCTCCTGCCTCTTTAACAACCTCTTCTTTCTGTGATTCTCTAAATTCTTTAGCCATCTTAACGCCCTCATAGTTTGTAAATGAGGCATGATAATCTAAGTATGAGATTATCTTATCAATTTCTCTTTCTTTATCCTGAAGAATCATCATGGCATACCAGGACATTTGGATTGAGGTAATTCCATCAAAGATGGGATCATCAACCCTACATTTCCAGGCTTTGCAAAGCTCCCACCTAATATAGTGGTCGGAGCTTTTTATTATTTTTTTAGATTTTCAGCCGTTAGTAATTTGGAGGACTCATCGGTTATCTTCTCTATTTCAGAGAATAAAATATCGCAAACAGATTGCTGCATATTTAGAACTAGCTCTAGTCTTGCATCAAAAGAATCTTCTTCTAGATAGGAAGAAAGATTCTTGCCATTAATTTTTTTAATAGAAAGAGATAAAATCCCTTTTTTGAAAAAAACTAATCTTTCTTCCTCTGGCATTTTTATTGCAGTTTTAAATATTTGGTCTTGTTCTCTGGCGGTTAGAGTTGTGACAGTAAAAGAAAAATCTCCGAGTGTTACTTCTTTTGTATTTGCTCCAAGAAATATAAGATCCTCAAGGCCCTTGAGTTCTTTTGGAACTCTAGCCGAAGAGACTTCTCCTTCTGATGCTTCTTCCATTCTCTTATTAATGAGATCTGGATTGAGATTGGGGTTGGCTGCTACTTTACTCTTTACAGAGCCAATATCGTGGGATGCTACAACTTTAGAACCTGGCTTCATTTATAAAACTCCAGGATAATTATACCAAAAAAATAAACCACACATAATACATTGTGTGGTTTATAATATAAAATTAATAGGCAGCGCTAATTAGACCTGGGTAGTCAAGTGAGCCTCTTCTGCCATTTGCACCAGAATCTGCTCCAAGCTCAGCAACGTCAAGCTGAACTCCAGGAATCTGTCTTCCACCACCAACTCCTTGGCTTAATGCGACAGCCTCTCCGCCTCTAATGGTGGAGATGTATTCGCAATCTACGCCAGCTGATTGGGCAATAGTATAGTCAGAAGCGGAATATGTTATTGAAAGATTATTAAACCAGCAGTTGTGATAAGTGGTAATAATTGCATCATTTCCAGTTCCAGTAAACTGATCAATTACTACTATATCAAATGGAATTCTTTGTGACTGAAGATTTCTGAAGCCACGAGAAAATGCCTCTGGAAGAGATAAGCCATCAAAGTACATTCTCTGAATTTGCAAGCTTACTTTTGTGGCTCCCTGTGGAACAAGCTCAATAATACCATCAGTTCCAATTTCATTGATTGGTTTAATACCCCTCGATTGAGTCTCTTGGAATGATTGTATTGCTCCTACTGGCTCATTCTCAACCATAATGATTATTTGGGTAGAAAGTGAGCTTTTAGTGGTTGAGTCTAGATTAGATCCGGTTCTGGGATATGAGGCCATTTAATTTATCTCCAATTAAAATGTTCTATACTTATTTCTTTTATAAATTAATAGATTTATTTTTGGTAAAATTTACTTTTTAAAAAAATATTTACTTTATAACTGATCATCATATAGGTTATTATTTTTATGAAATTGCATATGACAAGTTTTGCATAAAACTTTTACATTATCTTCTTTTAGCGCAAGATCTGGATAGATTGATTTTGGTTTTATATGATGAGCATGGAGTTCTTCTTTTGCTCCGCAGTCTTCGCAATACGGGGTTTTCTTTTTTGCGCGAGAAGCCCAGGTTCTTAATCCAGATATATAAAACTGTTTTCTTTTCTCTGCCTCATCTTTATTTTTTATTCCATACCTTTTATATTGAGCATTACTCATTTTTAATCTTATCTCTTTTGATGGTAGTTTTTTATTTGCTGCTGAAATGCTCATTTTTTTAATAGTTTCTTTTGAAAAAGATCTTCCCTTCATTGCCTCAGAAAGTTTTCTTTTTGTCTCCTCACTTCTTTTTAGACCAGTATTTGCATCTTTTATTATTTGTACATGCTCTTCAGAAAGCTTTCTTCCGGTTACAGCCGCTCTTGCTGCCTCAATACACTGTTCTGATGGTCTTTTTCCTTTTAGAGAACAAGATTTACAAACATCATTTAGTTTGTTTGCTCTCGTAACTGAATCGGTAGTCTTATAAAATAATTCTGTACTACAAGATGGACATAATCTTTTTAACCCGGAGTAATTTTCTGATTTCTTGCTACAGCTAATACAAGATAGATTCTTTTTTTCTGCAGCCCTACAGCCTGCCGCCGTTTTATAACGAAGTTCAGTATTGCACTCCGGACAGCTTCTTTTTGATTCAGATTTTTCTGCTTCAGCTTTGATTTTTTCTCTACACTGCCTACAAGATGTTCCATTTCGCTTGGCTGCATTTGCTGCTTGGCGCGTACCGTACTCCATCTTTTCTTCACAATTTTTGCAATTTGCATAAAACATAAAATTCCCCATTAATTACTTAATACTTTTTTAAGTAGTAATTAATGGGGAAAGATGTAATAAATATTACTATACTATTCCAACTTGTAAATCGATGAATATATAGTTGATTGGGTATGCTGGAGTGAAGCTAAGATAGACGTTCCACTGTCTTGGATCAACCTTATCTTTCTCAACTCTAATATTTCTAAAATCAGTAATAAGACCCTGAGAAACTAGTGCGCTCATGATACCCTTTACTCTTGCGGTCATAACACCCTGAGTATTTGCATCCTCAACGGTACCTACGAAAGCTATCATTGAATCTCTTAAAACTTTCTTAACTCTATCACGAATAAAGATAATTGAGATTTCTTCGTCTTCTACAAATCCAGAGTGACTGGTAGTTCTGCCGGCTAGAATTCTTCCTCCTCCTGTTATTGGCTGAACAACAGTTGCTCCAGCACCACCAAGCTGATCAAGAATTTGCTTGCGGAAGACTTTATCTCTGCCGATAGAGAATCCTGTTAACTCCTTAAAAGTAAGTGGAACTGCTACATTTTGTGTTGCGGAAAGATATCCTGCTGCAGCCGCCGACATATAGAAGCCATTAATAAAGGTGTTTGTTCCGGAGACATTTCTAATGATTCTGTCTGGGTAGAAGAAAACAGCTCTATTGCTATTGTAGTTGGTTGAAAGTTTATAGTTTGCAAGATCTTCGGTGTTTCCATCAAGAACTTCTGCAACATCATCGCCTTGAATTCCTTCGAGAACTCCAATATCTTCTATTGCTACCTCTTCCTGTCCGAGAAGAGCTGCTGTGGTTAAGCCTGATTGTGCACCAATTAAGGCAACTCTTTCTTTCTGGTTAGCAATAGTGCTCATGGTTTCGCAGTGAGAAACTGCGGCACGGAAAATGCCAGAAATATTTTGAGTTGGAAGTGGAACTATAATCTGACACTCTGCTGCTTCAAGTGTTTCAAATGCTTCAAACCAGTTAGTATCAAAGAATTCTGAATCTTTTTCATCAATGTAAGAAACTCTTAGACCATCGCCTGGCTTAAGCGTTTTGCTATCAACAAGATCTTTGTGGAGAAGAATTTTTGTTGAAAGATTTGTGGTGTTGCTCTGATTTTTTACAAAGAATGAGATGTTTGTTGCATCATTACCTGCAATAAAAGTTCCAGATGGTGCTGATAGGACCACCGTATTATCATTTACAACTCTGACTATTGTAAATTCAACAACCCCAGGTACTCCTACTAAATATGTTCCTATGTCATCTTTTGTTGTTAGTGTTGTTGTTCCAGTTTCAATTGACTGAATTACAATAATTCTTTCATTTCCAAGCTCTGCATCTACAGCATCAAAATTTACATCATATGATGTGAACTGTGCTGGCTCTAATGGATCTGATGTTATGACAAGTTCTGCACCCATTCCAATACCAGTAACCTCAACATCTGTATTAACTACGGTATATGAATAAGAGTACTGTGGACTTGTTATGAATGAAAGCTGTGCGGTCTCAGACTCAAACTGTGAGTTGTAAAAGTCAACTTTGTTTGGAAAAATCTGAGTCTCAACACCATTTCTGGTGACAAAGAAGTTTACTCCAGTATCACCATCTGGCCTTCCTGTTCCAAGTCCCGAAGCTGGCTTTGGAATTATGAATGAAAGATCATCTACTTGACAATCTAGGGCAGAGCCTCCACAGGCGGGGAATCCGCCTATTCCGCGAGCATTCTTCTCTGTATATAAAATAGCAGAAGATCTTCTTGGAACGGCGGGTTTGCACTGTATTGCGAGAACGCCTGGAGCCCCATTTTCAAAGGCCATTTGAGCACCAAGAGAAAGTGTGTTTGTTACGCTTGGATCTCCATGTTTTGAAAATAGATCATTTGCACTAACATAAAACTCTGGATCATTTATTGTTGCCTCTGGGATATATCTTGCTTCAAGTCTATCACCCTTTTTGAGTATTTTTGATTTTACATCAATAAAGAATTTATCACCAACTGAAAATGGTATATTTGGACCAGAAGTATCATCTACACTAAGACCTTCTCTAATTCCAAATACTAAGATTCCATTTGTTTCAAGAAGGCTAAAGGTAATGTTATTTCCACTTGCTGCTATTCCAGTTGATCCGGATGAGACTAGGTTTGTTGGATATCCATCCTCTGTGCTGCCAAGAGCATGAATTCTAACCCTTCTTGAAGAGGTTACGGCTTTAATAACGTAATAGCCTGGAGCTGGACCATCACAAAGCAGAAGAACCTTTCCTATATCTCTGCTAGAGAAATAACCAGCAGAAGCTGGGGTTCCGGCAGAGTTGTGGGTAACGCTGACATCGTCAATAAAGATATCGTTTGCTCTAATTGACCAAGAGACTCCAGCAAGAGCAGAATCAAGAGTGTCAGTTTCAACTGTTATTGTTGTTTTCCCGGTTACTGAGCTGTATGAAAGTGATACAATTTTTATTCCATCAACTGGAGTATATCCATCTTCGGTAATGCAAAGATGGTCGCCTACCAGAACCTGACCAGGAGATACAAGATCGCTGTCAACCTGGAATCTATTGGTTGTTCCTGATGTAATATCTGTTGTAGAGTCGTATGCTGCAGAGCCAAGACCATAAACAGAATCATCGGCAACTACATATGAGTCAGAGCAAATGTCTTCAGTTCCCGGAATTGCACCATTTTGTCTGCCAAATAATGCTGGATTTGTTCCATGAAATAGTATTGGTGATCCTGATGAATCTTTTATTTGCCCTGAAACAGATCCGGAGACTGTAAAGGTTGAAAGACCTGGGATTGGACTTCCAGCAGAGTCTCTTACTACTGAGACACAGCGAACTGTCCATCTTTCTGCTGGCGCATTACTATCAAGAATAGAGATTTGCTCATAAAGCCCACAAGCATCATCTGGAATTGATCCATTTCCAACGTTCGTTGCTGATGCAGAATATTTTCTTCCATTCTGATCGCCAATTGATGCTCCCTGAAGCTCAACGCAGCCAGTATCTGTGTCTAATCTAAAGTCAAACTTACTAGAAAAAGAGCTATCATCTACTACACCTTCTGTGCCATAAAGCTCTGTTCCATTTAAAAATATCTTAGTTCTTCCGATAATAACTGGAGCCTCTGCAAGCTGAAAATACTTGCTGTCGCCATTGCCAGTGGGACTGCAACTAGAAGAGCCATCCTGTCCTCCACCAAAAGCAGATTCGACAACTACCTCCTCCTTAAGACCT